CAGGAAATGATCCGTTCTTAAAATTAAACAGTACATCCGTTGAAGTAACCTCCTATGATGCTGTTGATCCTGCTAATTCGGGTTTTATTGTCAATAATGATAATACCAATTACCCAATCAATGTGTCATCAGCCACATACATCTTCCTTGCGATTGCATGATAAATAGAATAAACCCAACAACATAAATAAAGAATTATGGCTTACATCGGAAATTCTCCTCGTTCATCAACATTTGCTATTGACACCTTTAGTGGTGACAATACAACTGTTAACTTCACCTTGCGTGAAGCACCACTGGCAACAAGTTCTATTATAGTGTTTGTTGGTGGTGTCCGTCAACAAACAGACTCATATAGTCTCAGTAGCACAACACTTGTATTCTCTGAAGCTCCTCCGTTGGGAACAAATAACGTTGAAGTATTATTCTTAGGTTTGGGTGCAAGTGCTACTATTCCATCCGATGGTTCTGTAACATCACAAAAGATTCTTGCTGGTGCAGTAACAGGCGACAAGTTGGGTTTAACTTCCATTAATGCAAACAATATTGTAGATGGCTCAATCACTGGTAATAAACTAGGCCTGACTTCTATTAACGCTAATAACATTGTTGATGCCTCAATTACTGGTGCTAAATTATCATCCACACTTACAACTGGAAACATAAACTTTGTTGGCGCAACTAGTTTCTTGAGCACCGTGTATGAGACTGCAAACGTTTCTACATTGATGGGTGCAAATACAACTATCAATGTGTCTCAACCACTCTTAGTGTTTACTGCTAACTCATCAGCAAACTCAACTGTTAACTTTGTGGGACTTGGTGGTATGCCAGTTGGTAATACTGCATCGTTTGTGATTATCAATCCAAACAGTTCAACACCAAAATATATAAGTGGATTCCAAATTGATGGAAGTTCCATTACTCCAAAATGGGCAGGCGGTGCACCAGCTTCTATTACTCCTGCAAACACAGACATTTACACAGTAACGGTTATTAAAACTGCTGCTACACCAACATATAACGTTTTTGCATCTGTACAAAGTTTCTATTAATTATGGCTTTACTCAGAAAATTTACTGGTCCTGTAAGAATAACGTTTAAGAAAGTTAGTTTAGCTTTAAGTCGTTATTTTATGGGTGTGTTGAAACCATCCTCTGGAAATTATTATTCAGGCTCTTTAGGTGGTATGTTTGGCAGTCAGACTGCTGCAAGTTCTAATGGAATGTATATTGTTGGCCAAGGAGATACAGTAATAGACAGTACAAATATCCAAGGCGGCCGCATCCAAAGAATAAATTATGATGGGAGTATTGCGTTTCAAATTGTAGGTACAAATTATGTATACAATCCTGGCGATTCGCCGCAATATTATTCAACATTAAATACTACTAATTCTGGTAACATTTATGCGGGAGGTTATATTAATACTCCAGCTGGGGGTGGCATATATTTGACAAAATATACTAGTGGAGGCTCTTTTACATGGTCAACACTTATTAATTATATAATGTATGATGTTACTGCAATAACCTCCGATTCATCTGAAAATGTATATTTTGGCGGTAGAAAAACCACAGGCGACTTTGATGTATCACAGAGATATTCAATAGCTAGTTTAAATTCTTCAGGCAATACGATAAGATGGCAAATTGATTATGGAACCGACCGTGGTACTCAAGGAACATTTGGTTTTGGCCTTTCTGCATATAGCAGTTCTGTGTATGCAATTGGTGTTTTTTACCGTTCAACTTATGTACAATACGGATTTTTTGCTAAATTTTCCCAAAGTAGTGGATCACTTGAATTTGAACAAATGTATTCAGATAACACTAGGTTTACCAGCTTAGTTCAAAATTCATCTGGTGACTGTTATATTGGTGGTTATGATGCGAACACAGGAAGAGGTTTTTTATTAAAAACAAACTCCTCTGGAACAAAGCAGTGGGCTACAACTATCACAACAAATGGTGACACGGCCAAAATTGCAATCGATTCTAGTGAAAATATATATATGATTTCTCGCCATTCTGATACTGTTGTTAGTATTAGTAAATACGATTCATCAGGAACTATCCAATGGCAGAGGGATTTAACTTCGTCATTTACAATGTCCGGTTTAGGTTCTATTTCTATTACTTCAGATAATAATATTTTCTTAGCGCTTACAGCAAGAGATTCTGGACTAACAAGATATTACCCATTTGTTGCTTATCTTAACTCTGATGGATCAGGAACTGGCACATATGACCTTGATGGCCAATCCTACACATATGCCGCATCTTCTAGGACGATTTCAACAAATTCTGGTTCTTTTAGTTCATTTCCTTTAGGTTCAGCATCACAAAGTCGAACAATTAATAGTTTTACTCCAGCCTCCACATCAGACAACTTAACATTACTTAAAACTAGAGTATGAGCATATACATTAAATTATCCACAAACGAATACCCACGCCACCAAGGTGATGTGCGGTTGGAATATCCAGACATGGGAGAACCATTTGTTCTACCAGAAACTTATGCTTTCGTACAAAGCACTGAGCCCCCTGAATATGATTATGAAACACACAGAGCGGAAGAAACACCTCCTGTTTTAATTGATGGAGTGTGGACAATGCAATGGCGTGTACGTGAAGCAACTCAAGAAGAATTGGATTTTGCAGAACGACAAAAATTCCGTGTAGGACTTGAATAAGTTTTATCACAGACTAAATAGGTAAAAAGAAAAAACTATGCCAATCTCAAGAATTACAGCTAATAGTATTACAGCAAACACGATTACATCTGCATCACTAGCTAATGGTTCAATTACATCTGCAACTTTAGCTACTGGTTCAATTACTGGTGACAAGATTACTGCATATACAATTGGTTCTTCCAATTTAAGTAACACTGGTGTGACCTCTGGTGTTTATGGTGGAACAGCAGCTATTCCAGTTATTACAGTTGATGCGTCTGGACGAATAATCAATTCATCTAACGTATCATTATCAAGTAACGCTTCTGCAATTACAGACTTCTCATCAAGTGGCACATACACAAAATCAGCTAGAGCTAAATTTGTGATTATTCAAGCTCTTGGAGGAGGAGGCGGCGGCGGTGGTGGTTGGAACGCTTACAATGCAGTGCCAGGTAATGGCGGTGGCGGCGGAGGATTCCAAGAAAGAAGATTTGCAGCTTCTATGTTACCTTCAACATTAACTATAACTGTTGGTGCTGGTGGTGTTGGTGGATCTCCAGCTAGCAATTCAGCTGCATGTTATGGTCTTTCTGGAGGAGATACTTCAGCTACATCAAGTGGTGTCACATATATTCAAGCTGGTGGCGGAGGTAGAGCTGGTAATAATTCTGGCGGTTCAACTGGACACAATGGCGGTGGTGTTATAAATGGCGGTGGTGTTGAGTTGAACGGTTTTGGTTTTAGACCAAGAATGAATTATGAAGCTTATGATGGACTAAGTTTTGGTTCCACAGGTGGTGTTTATAGTTCAGGAACGGGCACTTATTCTGAATCTGGCGGTGGCGGTGGCGGTGGTGGAGCACTTTCTACTGCCGCTTATTCAGGAGGTTCTTCACTATTTGGCGGAGGCGGTGGTGGCGGAGGTGCTGGCCAAGATGGCGGTTCTAGTATCCAAGGTACTCCTGCTGTTGGCGGCCGTTCAGGAATTTATCCAACAACTTTTGCAGCTATAACAGGAGGAGTATCAGGTGGCGGAACTAATGGTAATGGAACAACACAAACATACTCTATAGCAGGTGAAGGTGGTGCTGGTGGTGGATACGGATCAAGTGGTTATAATGGCGGCCTTGGTGGAGGAGGCGGTGGCGGAGGCGGTGGCAGCGCCGGTTATGGAGGAACCGGCGGTAGTGGTTTTGTAAGAATCATAGAAATTTATTAAGGAGAACCCTATGAACTATTTAATCATCGAAAATGGGGTTGTAACAAATATAGTTGTATCTGAACCAGAATTTGCAGAATCTCAAGGATGGATTGAACATCCAGGCACGAATAAAGATGGTGTATTAATCGATAGAGGATTTTTATATCAAGATGGAGAATTTGTAGAACCACCAAGGAATGTGGAATTGGAATGGAATCAAATTCGAGCCAAACGTGATGGTTTGTTAGCACTATCAGACATATCAGTTTTACCAGATAGATGGGCTGCAATGACTACAGAAAAACAAACTGCTTGGTCAACATATCGTCAATCTTTACGTGATATCACAACAACATTTAGTGACCCTAAAGATGTTGTTTGGCCAGAAGCACCGGTATAAAAGTAAAAGACACAACTCAGTTCCAAACTCCCGATTTGACTAAATAGGCAGATAAATTGGGAGTTTAAATGGCCGCTTATTCTGAGATAACGATTGAACAATACGCATCTTTCTCCTCTACAATCAATGTAGAAGATACTGCTGGCGATGCTATTAACCTATATGGTTATAGCGCATCATCACAACTACGTAAATCGTTCTATTCAACAACAGCAACTAACTTCACCGCTTCTGTCACAGGCACAGCAAATGGTCAAGTAACTATTTCCATGACCTCGGCTAATACCGCCAACTTAACTCCTGGTCGTTATATGTACGATGTTATTATTACTTCTCCGCAATCTGTGACAACCAGAGTAGTTGAAGGAATTGTGGTAGTATCACCTGGAGTAACACACGTATAATGGCTATAGTAGCTAAAATCAATACAACAGGTTCTATTGGAAGAACAACACTCAACCAGTCAAATAAGACTACGATTGTTTCCAATAATTTCCGACCAAAACCAAATGTTTTTATTAACGAAGTTGGCGGAGTTTCAACTGAAGGTGTTGCAAATGGTTACACCTTTGTTTTTAACTCAACAACAAATAATTTTGAGGTTCAACCAATGACCGACCTCACCGGCACAATAACAATAATAACTGGGGGCACCTTCTAAATGGAACAAAAAGTAGCTCATTTATATAAAATTACCAATAACATGACAGGAAGTTATTATGTTGGTAAACACAATGGATGGACGCAAAATGGTTATTGGGGTAGCGGATTTGCTATTAAAGGTAACATAGTTAAATATGGCGTTGACAATTTTAAATATGACATTTTGTGTTATGGTTCTCCTGAATATATTTTAAATCTTGAAGAAAAATATGTAACTATTGAATTGATTGAATCAGATAAAAAATGTTTGAATTTAATGGCTGGCGGTTATGGTTGCACAAATGTCACAGACATTACAAGAAAGAAATTGAGTGAAGCTAAAAAAGGTCACATAATGTATCGCTCACAAGAAAGAAGCGATAAGATTAGAAAAAGTTTAATTGGCACCAAACATTCCGAAGAACGGAAAGAAAAAATTCGCCAAAAGGCCTTAGGTAAAAAACAAACATTAAGTTGTAAAGAAAAAAGAAAAAAATCAATATCGTCTTTAATTTGGATTAATAATGGAGAACACAATCTTCGTGTCACTAGTGAAATGTTGGAAAAATATGTCCAACAGGGATATACCAAAGGCCGAGGCAAAATAATTTTAAAGGAAATTTCAAATGGCTAATACGGTGATACAGTTAAAATATTCCACGGTAACCGCAGCGCCTACAACGCTAAACGTTGCAGAACCAGCGTACTCATATGTAAGTAACGTTGCATACATTGGTTCTCCAGCAGGTACCGGTGTAATTGCTATTGGTGGTAAATTCTACCTTGACCAACAAGCAAACATCTTTAACTTAGTTAATGCTGCGTTTACAACTGCTAATGCGGCAGGAACTTCAACGTTTGCACAAGATGCTTATACGAAGGCTAATAATGCTTTCAATCAAGCCAATGCGGCATATGCATCTGCTAACACGATTGATACCGTTAATGTTACGCAAAATAATAGTATTGTTGCGGCTTTTGCACAGGCCAACCTTGCTATATCAAATGCAGGTAGCGCTTCAATCTATGCTAACGGTGCTTTTGCAACTGCTAATCAAAGTTTAGCAGTTGACGCTACACAGAACAACAGTATTGTAGCCGCATTCACTCGTGCTAATAACTCTATTAGTGCTAACGCAGGTGGTACGATTACTGGCGACTTGGTAATTACTGGTAACTTTACAGTTAGTGGTGCAACTACTTACGCTAATACAACCAACGTTCAGTTAGGTGATAACATTATCACATTGAATGCTGACCTTCCTGTGTCAGTTGCACCTTCAGAGAACGCTGGTTTTGAAATCAATCGTGGTAATGCATTAGCAAATGCTTCTATTCTGTGGGTTGAAGCTTCTGGTAAATGGCAAGCCAACAGCGGTTCTGCAACAGGCGCATACTTTATTGGTTCTGAGTCAAATGGCATTTACGCTAACGGTGCTTTTGCAGCTGCTAATAGTGCTTCAATTTATGCAAATGGTGCCTTCACACAGGCAAATACTGCCGTAGCAAATGCTGGTGGTGCTTCAATCTATGCTAACGGTGCATTCGCTGTAGCTAATAGTGCTTCAATCTACGCAAATGGTGCCTTTGCTGCAGCCAATACTGCTTCAATTTATGCTAACGGTGCCTTTGCAGCTGCTAACAGTGCTTCGACTTATGCGAACGGCGCATTTGCTAAGGCTAACACAGACTTTACAAACATTGCTATTGCAGCCGCTGATTACGGTTCTGCATCTTCTGTTGCATCATTTAAACTTGAAGCTAACGGTCGTATCAGTACCGCCAACTCAACTGCTATTGCAATTTCTGCCGCTGCTATTACTTCTGGTACATTGGGTGTTGCTCGAGGCGGTACAGGTGCTACTACATTCACAACAAACGGTGTCTTGTTAGGTCAAGGTACTGGTGCAGTTTCCACAGCATCGTCTTCAACAGAAGGCCATTTATTGACTATAAATAATTCAGGTGTTCCAACATTCTCTCATTTACAAGGTGGAACATTTTAATATTATTATGAAAAGGAGTTGTTATGAGTGTGGAATTTTCAAACACTTACCAGGAGATTCTGCTTGAGAATTTAATGTCAATCATCAAGCAGAATTTCATGTTTCAAACTCAACTAAAATTGGTTGAGGACACTGGTACACAGAAGGCAGAATTAGAGGCAAAGTTGGCTGAAGCTCAAAATCAATATAATTCTATCCGTCCATTAGTTGATGAGATAGAATCATATAAACAAAGAGCTTTACAGAATACTTCAGCACATCAGGAAAAAGATAGAATACAATCTGCGCTAAATGATTACATGCGTAAACATTCTGATTTAGAGATTGTACTTGGTCAAAAAGATTCAGAAATTGTAAGAATCAAATCTGAAAAAGATTTGGAGATTGTAAGAATCAAATCTGAAAAAGATTCAGAAATTGTAAGAATTAACTTTGAAAAAGATAAGCTTAAAGAATACATTGATAAACTTGAGCAAGCAATTCCTATTTCTAAATTGAAGAAGATTAATCCTAATAAGAAGTTTGAAGAACCAACACCAACTCCTATACTTTTATTTGAAGAACCACCAATCGTAAAACAAGAAGTAAAAGACGGTAGTTCGTTCTAATGGCAAATACAACAATTCAGATTAAATATTCAACAGTACCAGGAAATGTTCCTGCTACGTTGGCCAATGGTGAACTTTCCATCAACGCAGCTGATGGAAAGATTTTCTATGCGAAACCCAATGGTGCAATTTATTTTATAACAACAGATACCACAACTGGTCCTGCTGGTCTGAATGGTGAAGTTCAATTTAATGATTCAGGTGTTCTAGGTTCGACTGCGAACCTTTCTATTATAAAGGCCAATGGTACAGTTACAATTGGTGGTTCTGTTAGAGTTGCTGGTTCTCCTGGTGATGCTGCATTCGTAACAAGAGGATCAAATGGAAAAGGTGGTGCAGGTTATCATGGTTTCTTAGAGGCCAATAATACAACCGCAACAAATGGTGCTAAACACTTCCGTATCAACAGCACTGGTGGTATGGAAATTGTCAATAGTGGTTACACCTCCACTATTCTTACTTTAACAGATGCTGGTGTTTTAAGTACAAATGCACTTGCGACAACTGGTTATGTCCAGTTCTCTGATGGTACAAGACAATATACTGCCAATGCTGGTTCAGGTGGTGGTACAGTAACATCTGTTGGTGGTGCATCTGGCGCAATCTCAAATACACAACTTGTAGGTTTCATTACCTCAGTTCCTGGTGCTATAACATTTGATTCTGTTATCACGTCCAACAATGGCAATGGTACAAACTTCCGTGTTGGTGATGATGCATGGATTGGAGATTACAATGCTGCAAACTCTATCAGAATCAAAGGTCTACAAGATCCTGCCAACGCATATATTTCCTTTGGTACAGGTGATGCTACCTCACTTGGTCGTGCAGGCACAGGACCACTAACATATGGTGGTCAAACTGTTTGGCATGCTGGTAACGATGGTGCAGGATCAGGTCTTGATGCTGACCTATTGGATGGTTTAAACAGCACATCATTTGCAAACACAGCAACTACTGATGCAATCAATGTTACACAAAACAATAGTATTACGGCCGCTTTCACGCAGGCCAACCTTGCTATTGTTAATGCATTATCCGCAAGTAACTATGCTAATGCGGCTTTTGCTCAAGCAAATACTGGATCAGGTTCATCAGCTGCGTTTGCTCAAGCTAATGCAGCTTTCGTTAGAGCAAACAACAGTCTGAATGCTAACACTGGTGGTACAATCACCGGTAACGTTATCAT